CTGAAAGGACAGCAGTGGCTGAGCTCATCATCTCCCGCCCGGACGGCGAGAGGCGCTACCCGGTGCCTCAGTTCGAGCAGCTTTCCTACAGGGAGCTCGCAACCATCGAGCGCGTGACCGGCGTTCCGGCCGCGCGCTGGGACGAAGGGATGCAGAGCATCATGTTCCCTGTGGCGCTTGCCTACGTGGCGACCCAGCGCGCCGGCGAGGAGGTCTCCCTCGACGAGCTCGAGCAGCTGCCTGGGACCGCGATCAGCATCGACGACCCCGACGGCGACCTGGACCCTACCGACGGCGCAGAGGACAGCGGCGAGAGCTCGCCGGCATCCGAAGCGCCTGGAACCCAGGACTCCTGAGGATCTACGGGCTCAGGCCCTGGGAGATGGAGCTGATGACCCCCGAAGAAGTGCGTGACCTGGGTGAGGACATCAAGCGCATGAACAAGGACGGCAGCTAGTGGCACGCCAGCCGAAGGTCGAGGTCGCACTTCTCGCAGATGCCGGCGCGATGGTGCGCGGCTTCCGCCAGGCGAAGGAGGCCAGCGATGACCTCGAGGGCGGCCTCGCCAAGGCGCAGAAGGCCGTCGGCGTCATGGACAAGGCGGTCATCGGCGCTGCTGCGGCGCTTGGTGGCGCGTTCGTCGTGGCGCTCAAGACCGGCATCTCGTCGCTCATGGAGCACGAGAAGGCCGACGCGCAGACCGCCGCGGCCATCAAGTCGACCGGCGGCGCGGCGAAGATCTCCGCGGCCCAGATCGGGTCCATGGCGGACGCGATCGAGAAGAAAACCGGCATCGACGACGTGGCGATTAAGCAGGGGTCGAACCTGCTGCTCACGTTCACCAAGATCCGCAACGAGGCCGGCGCGGGCAACGACATCTTCAATCAGACGACCCAGATCATGGCCGACATGAGCACGGCCATGGGGAAGGACCCAACCGCCTCGGCCATGATGCTCGGCAAGGCGCTGAACGACCCTGTCAAGGGAGTCAGCGCCCTTGGTCGTGCCGGCGTGCAGTTCTCGAAGGAACAGAAGGACCTGATCAAGGACATGGTCGAGTCCGGGAACGTCATGGGTGCTCAGAAGATGATCCTCAAGGAGCTTGAGACCCAGTTCGGCGGATCTGCCGAGGCCGCGGGCAAGACGTTCTCCGGGAGGCTCAACATCCTCAAGGCGCGCCTCGAGGAGGTGGCCGAGAGCGTTGCCGCGAGGCTCATGCCGGTGCTCATGGCGATCATGGACTGGGCTGAGCGCAACTGGCCGCAGATCGAGAAGGCGCTGCAGGCGATGTTCGACGTGCTGATGAGCGTCGGCCAGGCGATCTGGAACGTGGCCTACCCGGCCGTGCGCGCCATCTTCCGCTTCCTCAACGAGAACAGGCCGGTGGCGGTCGCGCTGGTCGCGGTGCTGGCCAGCCTGTACGTCGGCTTCAAGCTGCTGATGATCGCCAGGGCAGTCGCCGGCGCGGTGCAGCTGCTGAACCTCGCCTTCCTGGCAAACCCGGTCGTCGCCGTCGTGGCCGGCGTGGTGGCACTGGCTGCGGCGCTGGTCATCGCCTACAAGAAGTCCGAGACGTTCCGCGACATCGTGAACCGCGTCGGCGGAGTGCTCAAGAGCGTCCTGATGCCGATCTTCAACGCGGTCAAGTCCGCGATCGAGGCCATCGGCGCGCTGCTTCGCGGCGACCTCGGCGGGTTCCTCTCCAAGATCGGAGAGGTGCTCAAGAACCTCCTCGAGGCCGGACTCAAGAGCGTGCTGGCCCTGCCGGCGTTCATCGCGGTGCAGGCGATCAAGCTCGGAGCCGACATCATCGAGAAGATCGCCGAAGGCGCGAAGGACATCGCCGTCAAGGTGTGGGATGCGATCAAGAACCTGGTCACCGATCTGGCCGCCAACGTCGGCAGCTGGGCGACGGGACTCCTCAACATCGGCAAGAGCGTGGTCTCGGGGCTCGTGTCCGGCGTCTCGGGACTGGCGCAGGCGATCTGGGACAAGATCGGCCAGATGCCGAAGGCGCTCATCGGTCTCGTGGCCGGCTGGTTCAGTGGCCTGGTCGACATCGGCGGGAAGGTCGTCGACTTCGTCGTCTCCGGCATCTCCGGCCTCGCTCAGGCGGTGTGGAACAAGATCATCGGCTTCCCCGCCGCGCTGGGTCGTCTGGTGGTCGGCTGGTTCACCGGCGACGAGGGGCTGCCGACAATCGGCGGCAAGGTCATCGGCTGGATCGCCAGCGGCATCACCGGCCTGGCAGCAGCTGCGTGGGACAACATCAAGGGGTTCCCGGGTGCGCTCCTGAACAAGCTCGGCGACTGGGCACAGGCACTCAAGGACATCGGCGTCAAGATCCTCGAGGGGATCGCCGCCGGCATCACCGGCGCGCCTGGCGCGCTGATTGCCGCGGTCGGCCGCGCGCTCGGCATCGACACGCAAGGACCGCCGGCGAACGTTCCGGCCGTGCTCGACCCGGTGGCTAACTGGGAAGCACGCCGCGACCGCGCATTCGACGACCTGGCTGCCGACTTCAAGAAGCCGAGCTCGCAGGGCGGGACGAGGATCACGCCTGCCGAGCAAGCTCTGCTCAAGCGCCGCCAGCAGGCATGGCTCAAGGACAACGCGCGGCCGGCGGCGATCGGCGGAATCTTCACGGGCCCGGTGAACAGCCTCGTCGGCGAGGCCGGCGATGAGGCCGTGATCCCGCTCGAGCGGCCGTCCGGCCGCCAGGCGCTGGCCGAGGCGCTGGAGCTCGCCGGCGGTGGCGGGCGGTCGATGGTGGTCAACCTCACCTTCAACGGCGTGCTCGACGCACGCGAGGCCGCGCGGGTCATCCAGCCTGAGCTCAACCGGATCGTAAGTGTGGGCTACTAATGCCAGTACCCACCTTTCAGGTGCAGATCGGCTTCACCGGGTCGCTCGCAAACCTGCTCGTGTTCGATTTCTCGTTCCAGAACGTCAACGGCACCGTGCAGACCCTCGGCGTGTTCGGCTCGCAGTTCAGTCAGTTCTTCGACGGACCGTTCGACGACGTGACCGAGTTCGCCGAGGACCTGCGCATCCGCCGCGGCCGGGATGACCTTCTCACGAACATGCAGGCCGGCACGTGTCAGTTCACGCTCTGCGACCCGTCCGATCCCGGGAAGTTCAACCCGCAGAACCCGAGCTCCGCGCTCGTGCAGCAAGTGCCCGGCCTGATCCCGATGCGGCCGGTGCGCGTGCGCGCCACCTACTCCGGCACCACCTACGGCCTGTTCTACGGCTTCATCCAGTCGGCGGACTTCGAGATGACCGGCACCGTCGGCAAGCTCAGCGTGAGCTGCATCGACCTGTTCCTGTGGCTGAGCCGGGTGAACCCGAAGAACCCCGACACCATCTCAGCGGTCTCCCCCACCGAGGATGGCGATGAGGCGACCGAGGCGGCTGCCGATGACGTGGTCGACACCGCAACGGCATCCGGCTCCACTACCCGGGCCGCGACCGGCTTCCTGAGGATCGGCTGATGGCGACTGAGAGCACCACCACCGGCGGCTTCATCGGCCGGCTGCTCGACGCGATCGACTTCAACGATCCGACGCTCAGGCGCGGTGGTATCACCAACACCGGCACGCGCAACACCACGCTCGACACCGGCGACACCATCACCGCGCGCGACGTGGACGGCACCAAGAGCGCGCTCGGGATCATCGAGGAGCTGCTCGAGGCCGAGCGCGGCGTGTTCTACATCTCAGGCGACGGCATCGCCACGTATGAGGAGCGCGACAGCCGCTGGCACCGCACGAGCTCCGCGGCCACGATCACCGACGCCGCGATCAGGAGCAACCCCGGCTTCCAGCTGGACAAGCTCATCAACCGGCAGACCGTGCAGCGCGAGGACCCTGCGACCGGCAACGCCACCGGCCGGCCGCAGACTGCCTCGAACGACGTCTCGATCTCGCTGTTCGGCGTGTCGTCGGGAGGCAACATCTCCTCGTCGTACCTTGCAAGCGACGACGTCGCGCTGCAGCTGGCGAGCTACATCACCAACCTGCGCCAGGACTTCGAGACGCCCGTGACCGTGGAGCTCGACTCAGGCTCTGCGACCGCGCTCACCCAGCAGCTCACCCGGGAGCTGCAGGACCGCGTGACCGTCAACGACACCGTGGCCGGCACGAGCGGCGACTACATCATCGAGGCGCTCGAGCACGAGATCTCAGACGGCGGCAACAGGTTCATCACGCGCTTCACGCTGAGCAAGTACGGCAACGCCGCGATCACGTTCGCCGCAGACGCCGCAACCACGCCGATCGTGTTCGCACCGCCGGACGGCACGGCCACGTTCACGATCTGCACCTCGGGCACCAGGCCCAGCTCGCCGAGCAACGGCGACTACATCTTCGAGACCGACACCGGCCGCTACTTCCTGCGATCCGCAGGCGCGTGGGTCGAGCAGGTCTATCCACGGTTCACGTACTAGGAGGCCGCTATGGCACTAGCTCCAATCGTCACGGCCGGATCGGTCCTGACCGCAACGAACTTCAACGCGCTCCCTCGTGGTGTCGTGCAAGTTGCCGCTAAGACAACCGACCAGACGGGCATCAGCGCTCAGGCTGACATCAGCAGCCTGAGTGTGACCTGGACCGCGGTTAGCGGCCGCTACTACAGGATCAGCGTGTACCTGGCTTCAGTGCGACAGCGCACGTCGGGAGGAATCGTGGTGCTCAACATCACGGACGCATCGAACGTTAGCCGCACGCAGCAGAATGTCACGCTGGCGACTGATGACTTCAGTCCGCTCGTCGCGGTTGAGGTGAGTAACAGCCTTTCGGGGTCAATCACGCGCAAGGCGCGTATTGGAACAACTGCCGGGACGGTTGACGTACCATCCGCGACCTCTCCGGCGGGCTGGTACATCATGGTGGAAGATCTCGGAACAGCCTGATGACCTCCGACGACCGCCTCGAGG